GAAAGGAGAAAATGGAAGATCATAGAAAGTGTTTAGATTTACTTAATAGGTTTGGTAGAACTAAATATGAATGGATTCCATAGACACTGCTTATGAATGATGTTGCTACTTCTACTATTGACGTTGATCCTACTTTGTTTAAGATTATAGTCATATTTATTTTTACTCTAGCAGCAAAGATAATTTGGGATTGGCTGTCTAAAAAAAATAGTACTACAGATTCTTTTCAAGTATGCCCATATCATGATTCTGTGCAAAAAGATGCTAAGTGTACTAGAGATTCTGTAATACTACTTAAAACTGATTTTGTTACTATAAAAGATTTTAAAGAAGAGATGAAAACAATAAATTATAAAATGGATAATTTAAATAAAGATCTAGTGGATATAAAAATTTCTATTGCAGAGCACCACTTAACAAAGGAGAAGTAAAATGCCAATTAACGACAGTACATATTTTATTTATGTTCTACTATCATTGTTATCATTACTAGGCATTGCAGTTTTGATTTGGCAGTACAAACACAATGGTAAGGGAATAATGTATAAGTATCTAGGAATGCTGTTTGGTGGTCTTTTTCTCCATTGGGTAGGAATGTTACATATGAGATATTTGTTTTTAATAAAGTCACCTAATCATATTGAGTCATTAAGATCTTGGTGGTGGAATGCTAGAAATTGGGTAGTATTGTTTGTAATGGGGATCATAGTAGCACATCTTATTGTAGAATCGTTTAAAAGATTTCAAGAAATAAAAAGAGAGAGGAGAATAACAGAAGATGAAAAAATCACTTCTATCACCAATGGTAAACAGGATGATCGGAAAAAACAAGCGAATGGATGAAAAAGTAGAGAAGAAGAGAAATGCCGAAAACACAACTACAAGAAAGAATGATTCCGACGATAGAACCAAACTATCTGATAAAAAACGAAGAGATAGTTGACCTCAAAAAGTCTAGTAGATTTTGGGATGAAGTACTAAACAGGACCACTCAAACCCTTGTAGATAAAGACTTTGTGAAGATGATAGAGTGGCAGGATAGGCCAGATGTGTTTATGAAAGAAGTACTAGGGTTTGAGCCGTGGGATTGTCCCGGTGCTGCGAGTCAATTAGATGTATGTCTAGCAATAAGAGATAATGAAAGGGTTTCTGTAAGGAGTGGAAATGGAGTAGGGAAGACTGCTATTGCTGCTCAGATAGCTATGTGGTTTCTAACTTGTTTCGTTCCTAGTATAGTTGTTACAACTGCGCCAACTAGTAGACAGGTTGACAAGCAGTTATGGGGAGAGATAAGAAAGTACTACAAAAATTCTAAGGTTCCTATTGGTGGCGAACTACTAATGAGTGAACTGAGGATCGATGAAGGATGGTATGCAATTGGCTTTGCTACTGATGAACCGGAAAGGTTTCAAGGCTTTCACTCTCCCCATATACTTATCATATGTGATGAAGCAAGCGGTATCAATGACAATATATTTGAAGCAATAGAAGGTTTGATGACTAGTGCGAATGTAAGATTACTACTTATCGGAAACCCAACAAATCCGGTTTCGTATTTTGGAAGAACTCACCTACACCCTAGAGAATCAAAGCACTGGGTAAAACTTCATATCAATTGCTACAACTCTCCTAATGTAAGAGCAGGAAAAACAATAGTTCCAAGTTTATGTAGGTATGATTGGCCTAAGAAGAGATTGGAAGCATGGGGGAAGTATAATCCATTTTATCAAGTTAGAGTACTAGGTAATTTTCCAGAGATGGGAGAAGATAACTTAATCCCCTATTTTATGGTTCATGAATCTTTGGAGAGAAGTATTCCACCAGCAGGTAGAAAAATATTAAGTGTTGATGTTGCAAGGTTTGGAAACGATAAAAGTATTATTGCCAGACTGTGGGGAGAGCAGTTCAGAATACTAAAGAAGTTATACAAGCAGGATGGAACAACTCTAGCAAACGCTGTAGTAGAGCAAATTAAAAAACCGGAAAACATTGATGTAGAAGAAATCAGAATTGATGTGATCGGATGGGGAGCAAGTTGTTTCGATGAACTGAAGAGAAAGAAAAGAGAAGGGAACGACACAGAAAAAGAAATACTAAAAAACATAAAAATAATTCCAGTGAATGTTTCTGAAAGATGCAGGAGTAGTAAGGCTAGAAAGGATTACTACAACATAAGGGCAGAAGCAGGATTTACTTTAAGAGGGATGTTTGAAGAGGGGATGATAGACATAGATGATGAAGAACTAGGAGTGCAAGCTGCCAATTTGAAGTATAAATTTAGCCAAGGACGGTATGTACTAGAAGAAAAGACTGATTACAAGAAAAGACTAAGTGGAGACAGTCCTGATGAACTCGATGCTTTACTTATAGCGAAGTGTATAGTAAAAGGTGGATCACCTACAATTCACTAAGGAGTGAAAATGTTGTCTGATAACTATTTGATGCAGTTTAAATTCGGTAGTAAAAGCTTTGGTATTCCTAATCCTTTTAGAGGAGTTGGCAGAAGAAAAAGTTGGGGAGAGCTACATTCTTTTTTTGATACGATCCTAAGAGGTGGTGGAAATACTAAGTCTACAGTAAAACAGCAATTGGAAGAATACAGAAGTTGGATCTATATTGCTGTTAGTACTATTTATAGGAGAATGGAAGAAATAGATTTTCGCTTCTTCAGAAACGACAATGGCGAAGAGATAGAACCGGGAACACCTGTTTATAATACTATTAGTAGTATATTTAGGTATCCCAATCCTAATATGGATTACAGGTTTTTCAAGGGTTTCATGCAGATGCAATTGGATCTAACAGGAATGGCATTTGCTATCAGACAAGATGATTCTGCTTTTGGTTTGCCTTTATATCTTTGGCCTATCCCTAGTAAGTCTCTAGTAAAGATACACTACTCTGATAAATTACTAAACTGGATAGATGGTTTCGAATTTATGATAGGGCAAAAACGAGTAATGTATCCGGCTAATAAAATTTTATACTTCTACTACCCACACCCGGAAGACCCTAGAGCGCCCTGCTCTCCGATAAAATCACAAGCTTATGCAGTGGACATCGATCATTACATAGAAGTATATGAAAGAGACTTCTTTAAAAACTCTGCAAGGTTTGACTATGCTATAAAATATCCTGAAGAAATTGCACTTGAAGAAGAAGACATTGAAAGATTGAAAAGACAATGGAAAGAAAAGTTTCAAGGTGGTGGTGCAGGGAGTTACCATGAATTAGCAATACTAGACCAAGGTGCTGATGTAGTAGAATTATCTCCAAAAAACGAAGACTTGGCTTTGATGTCTCTTGCTCAGTGGAGTCAAGATAAAGTACTAGCTGCTTATACCGTACCTGCTGGAAAAGTTGGTCTAGTAAAAGATGTAAACAAAGCAAATGCAGTGGGTATAGATATTACATTCAATTCAGAATGTATCATGCCTAGACTGAAACTTCATGATGCTGTAGTAAATAGAATGGTATTATCTCAATTCGATTCAAGAATAGAGTTGAGACACAACAATCCTGTTCCTAGAGATAGAGAACTTGATATCGAAGAGATTAAAACTAAAGTAGGAACTCCAATATGGTCAGTAAATGAGGGAAGAAAAAGAGATAACTTACCTCCGGTAGAAGGTGGAGATGTAGTATATGTGCCGCTTAATATGATGCCGTTAAGCGCAACAGTTCCTAGTCTGCCGGAAGAAGAACCAATTGAAGATGATGATGAAGAAGGAGAAGTTGAAGAAGCATTAATAATAGAAGATGAAAAATTAATTGAATTTAAGGAATATACAGAAGAGCACTTAGATAGGAGATGGTATAAATTTAAGCAGTATACGGAAGCATGGGAGTCAATGCTGATGAACAAAATGGCCTCCCTGTTTGAAGCACAGAAAGAAGAAGTAATTCAAAATTTAGAAAAAGAATATGATAATACTAGATCACTGAAAGACAAACATAACCAGATAAGACAAAGCTTTAAGAAGAAGTGGAATATCTTCTTGTCAAAATATAATGGGTGGTCAACAAATAAAGTAGTAGAAGATATTGAAAGAAATCCAGAGATGGTAAGGGATTTGATAATCTATCCAGACAATAAAGTATTAGCTGTAGCAGTAGAAGGGATCATAAAAGGTTGGAGAGTTTTTGCAGTATTAGACAAACTCAAAGATGTTTTTACTACAATAGAAAAGGCAAAGTTGGGCAGTATCGTATTTGATTGGGATAACAATCTAAAGACATTTGATAGATTGGGAAGACAGGTTCATGAATCGATATTGTTAGAAACAGGAGAAGAAGAACTTACTAGTCTAGGAATTGATTCTGGTTTTCAAATTACTAATGAATATGCAAAGCAGTATTTAGGGGAGAAGGTTAGAGACTTTTCTCAAAATGTTTTATCTACTAAATACAATCAACTGAAGAGAACATTGAGAACTGGTTTCGGAAAAGGAGAAAACCTAAATCAGCTATCAAGCAGAGTAGCAAAGGTTTACAGAGGCGTACTAGGTAGAGGTTATGAAGCGTTGAGAATAGCAAGAACAGAAGTTGTCTCTAGTAGTAATAAAGGTGCGATGTTAGCTTATCAGCAAAGTGGTGTAGTAGTTGAAAGGCAATGGCTATCCGCAAGAGATGATAGAACTAGAGGAGCAGATACAGAAGATCCAGCAGATCATTTTCATATGAATGGTCAAAGGGTAACTATGAGTAAACCCTTTGTAGATCCTAAGACAGGTGCAAGGATGATGCATCCCGGTGATAGTAGTATGGGAGCAAGCGGAGTAGATATAGTAAATTGCAGATGTACTATGGTTCCTCATACTACAAGTACTGCTAGAGGTAGAAGAGGAGTTAACTATCCACAGCTAATTAGAATGAAAAGAGGAAATCCAAGTTTTAACGGAGTAAATACAGCAAGAATGGAGAGAAGTATAAATGATTGTTCTCTTCTGAGAAACTCTTTATCTTCCTATGAAAGAAAAGTTTATGATGAATTAGAAGATGAACCCTATGATTATGGGGAGTGGAAAGATCAGTATAATAACAAGGAAGCAGAAGATAAACTAGAAAAAGATTTTGGTTTCTTTGTTATAAGAGGTAGTGGGTATAACAAAGCTGTTTCAAGTGATACCTACAGATACGCTAGAGATTTAAATATAATCGGAAGAGAAGCAGGGTTATTGAAGAAGTATCCAGAAGTAAAAAGAATAGTAAAAGATGATCCAGTAGAGATTCTTAGAATAGCAAATGGAAAATCTGTTGATGCTTATGGAGAAGTAGCTAAAACAGGAAATACTGTAGGTTGGTATGATAGCAGTAGAAATACTATTGCTCTTGCTACAGATCAAAAGACTATAAGAGAAGAAGTAAAGACAGGTGGTTTTGTAGTTGGAAAAGATTTGCAAACTTCTATTAGACATGAGATAGGACACCATGTTCATGAAATGCAAGATTCAAAAACAAGTGAAGCTTTTAGAGTCATAGCTAAAAGTAAAGATGATAAATATTGGGAAGAGAAAGTAAGCAAGTATGGAAGTAGTAATAGTGATGAATTGTTTGCTGAAAGCTTTGCTGCATATACATCTCCTAGCTATGGCACTTTAGGTGATAGACTGCCA